CCGCACTGCGGTAAGAAGGAGTATTTACTCCTAGACATTGTTGTTCTTGTTTTGTTAACCATGCTAATCTGTTTCCTTTGTTAAAGAGAGGGGGTTTCCCCACCCCTCTCCGACACTGGAATAAAGATCTGCTTAGGCAACATAAGAACGGCTTGTCACCAAATTGGTGAGAGCCCGCCAGCTTTTACCTCGCCTGTCGACATGAGTCGATTGACAGGTTAAAACTTTGACTTGCTTCAATTACTAAAGAAGCTCCTCATAGCCCAGGACAGGTTGTCCTGGAATTGAGTGGTCAAACTACGGGTTTGGAAGGTCTCTTTTTCTCGTTAGAGAGAGACCAACCGAGCCTCAGGCATAACTCATTTCTACGATCCATGTCAATGGATCTTGAGTCTTGTCTAAGGTTTTTCAGCCTTGGACGACGCTCACACGTCATCCTACATCCGAACGCCATCTACAAGATGGCGTCCAGACTGCCACTTTCGAAGTGGGACCAGACGCGAAGGAAGAAATTCCTCGCCGACTGTAAACATCTCGGCACCCTCACTCGTCCTAAGGTTCTCCAAGTTCTACGAACGTTAACGGAGTTCCATAAATTGGACGATATTGTTGGTTACCGGAAATTCGGTCATGTGGTCCACTATGTGGCTGACTACCCACGAATGATGCACATTCTGGGTCTGTCTGATGCTGTTGACCAAGCGATGATAAACTTTCGCATTAAGGTCAACTTTCCCTGCACCAAGACATTCCCAGTGCTTCATTACGATCAGCCGCCGAATATTTCCCGAACATTCTCGAAAGTTTCTTACCGAGAGGGTTACCCCCAATTGGTAATTCGAGCTGTTCGGAAGTCTTGCACGTCTCAACGCCGCCGCTTTGATCTGATTCTTCACTACCTCAAGGTTTTCCCGAAAGGGTTGACCGAAAAGGAATATGTGAAGTTGATTAAGTTGTCCCTGGCGGGAAACTTCTCAAATCAGATGGGTCAGGATCTTCCGGAGGGATACCACGAGAAGAGTTTTCCAATCTTTCCTCTGTTTACGCAGAAGAAGTTGGATCTCATTTTCAAGGCCCCTTCGGAGAAGAAAAGGAAAGTCGCCTTCTATTTCAATCTTCTCCAGTCTAAAGCACTCTGTGCCCCAGTTGGAGAGGATATGATCAAGGACGCTTATGAGAAGCACCGTGCTTCTATCTGTCGTCCTCTAGAAGAGACGATCCCTCTTGATCCTTACCTTTACGAAAAGCTCAAAGCGCATGCCAAAGAGTTCTTTTCCCGGAAATGTGACTATGATCCCTACCGTACCTCTCTCCCTAACTCCATGTCTTCAATTGAAGTCACTGGAGCCAAGGGGGGAAATCGGAAAGGCCTGGTCAATAACGGTACTCTCACTCGTTCCAGTCGACACCCCTTGATTGGAATGATGGAGAATTCCGAAAATTCCCGGATGGAGCCCTTTGTTGCGGGCCTATTTGGCCCGCCTGCCAGTGGGAAATCCACAATTGTTCAGCGGCTCCTTTCAGAGCTGAAGAAACGGATTGCCCCTGGCCTGAGACGTGAAGAATTCTCATATTCTCGTTCTTGTGCTACGAAGCATTGGGACGGATACGAGGGTCAACCTGTCGTCGTCCTGGACGACTTCGGTCAGAGTACCGAAGATCGTACAGATCTCGCCGAATTTATGACTCTCGTGTCCGTCAATGACTACGTTCTTCCTATGGCCAGCCTCCCTGAGAAAGGACAAAAGTTCCGATCCCCAATCGTCATTGTGACGAGTAATATGGGATTCGGAACTCCTAATGTCCGAAACTCCAGTAGAGATGTCATTTTGGAAGATACCGCGGCTTTATGGAGAAGGTTCGACCTTCCCCTCTTGGTCCAAAAGACCAAGGTCGGGTTCTTTCCTTTATTGACACCTTATAAACTGGCTAGCTCTCAGAGATACCCTGACTTTTATGAGAAGAAGCACATTTCAAGATCAGACACCTACTTGACACCTGGGTGTCCCTTGGACGGGCGTGGTCCTCCACAGGATCTTCGCGACTATCGCACACTTGGTCCGGCCATAACCTCTCTTGAGAGGTTGGTTAACCAGGTGTATGACAAGTCCCGTAAAAAGTTCGACTTTCATTGTCGGACTTTTCATGATTCGTGGACCCAGCTCGTTCACTCCTATCGTGTCGACTACCGGAAATCGTCTCAGGGCCCCTTGTGGGATCCCCACATAGACGAAGTCGATCGAGATTTCTGGGATCATACTGATACCATAACCCTCGATTTTCCGGTTTCTCCACCGATGGAGCCACCACGCGTTAAAGCACACGCCCTTCCCGAACCTTTAAAAGTCCGGATGATAACCATAGGAGAAGTTGATACGAAAGTACTTCAGCCTCTCCAAAAGGCTCTCTGGGCGGGTTTGGGGAGGTGTCCCCAATTTTGCTTGACAAATGGTGTGAAGGATCTTGAAGACTTTGCAGAAGACACCTTACCTTGGATCTACCGAATCGAAGCTGTGATTCGTAATATCCGAGAACAAGGTGATTTGAGAGAAGACTGTCCTGTTTGGCTGAGCGGTGATTACACCGCCGCTACAGATAACTTTCCCATGTGGGCCACTGAGGCCCTTATGGAGGGAATTCTGGAGTGTATTGACCATGAG